ACCCATTACTTGGTCTATGACGTTCTTCTTTTTTTGTAAAATATTATAAATCACCTTTTCGATGGTGTTCTCAAATACGGGATAGTAAACGAGGACACTATTTTTTTGTCCATATCTATATGCTCTGTCCTCACCTTGTGAGTGGTCAGCGGGAACAAATGATAAGTCATTCATAATAACAACTTCAGCCGCAGTTAAAGTAATACCTACACCTGCTGCCTTAATGTTACCAATGAATACTTTTATTTTGTCATCATTTTGAAATCTATCGACAGAGTCTTGTCTTTTATCCTTAGACATACGACCATCAAGTGTTACTGAGTTCTTTTTGTACTTCTCATGTAACATATCAAGAGTCATGGTAAAGTTAGTTAAAATAATAACCTTCTTACCTTGTTCTAAACATTTATCAATCAACTCACATGTATATGGAATTTTTTCATAAGAAATTAATTGACGAATTTTCATTAAACGATTTAATGTTACACTAATAGTTTCATCGTCTTTTTTATCATTACTAATACGTGTAAATTCTTCTAATTCCTCATCGTACATTTTACTTGTTAATTCAACAAACACAGGAGTAACAATCTTTTCAGGTAAATCAAGAATATCAGTTTTCATTCTACGTAAAACAACATTCTTTGTACGTTCCCTTAATTCGTCTAAATTACTTGCACCACTCGTATTCCAAACTTTACGATTACCAACACTAAATTGAAATCCTTTACAATATCTTCTAACGTATGTTTGCCAATTTAATGTTAAAGGAGACTCAACGATTTTTAATAAGTTAAAATAGTTGATTGGTCTTGATGTCATTGGTGTACCCGTCAATAACCAAACTTTTGGTATAGTCTCAAGAACATCATTTAATAAACGTGTTCTATTTGCGGTTGAATTAGAAATGTAATGCGCTTCATCTACGATTGCCAAGTCAAAATTGGCATTAACCAAAAGTTTATAATCGTCGCTATCCTCGCTCTTGTCTGTAGTGTGGTAGTTCTTAATAATATCATAATTAATAATGTAGAAATCAAAAGTAGAACCCCATTTACGTCCTTCGACAATTAAAACTTTTCGATCTGAATAGTTTCTTATTTCCCTCTCCCAATTTATTTTTAGAGATGCGGGACATACTATAAGTATCTTTCTCGCTTTACTTTCTAACGATGCAATAACTGCGGAAGTCGTTTTACCAAGTCCCATGTCATCCGCTAAAATGAATTTATCATTTGCTAATAGTTTTTCTATTGCAATTTTTTGATGATCCATTGGTGGCCTAACACTATAGGGTGAATAGTCGATTATCCTATTTAACTTTTTTTCAGGTTGAACAATTGCAGCCTTAGGTAACCAAAACGCAGTGTTTTGTTCACTATCTAAAATCTTACCCCAAATATGAAACGCCTTTTCAGAATCACATAATAATTTTTCACACCAAATTTGTTCAACGGGTTTAGTTAGAAGTTTCTCCTCCATTAACTTCTCTCCGAACGTACTAACTATTTTAATGTATTTGCGTGCAACTTTTGGGGTTACGTCTTTGTATTTCATAACGTACTCCGCTTGAGGTCGAGTTAATTTAAAGTTTTTTACATCTGTAAATTTTCTCTTCCATTCCAATAATTGATTATTGGAACCCTCATATGTTGTTAATAGTTCTCTAGCTTCTATTTCAGGTATCATAACTTCTTATAAAATATACATAAATAGAATGGAAGATTAAACTATTTATTAAGATATGAACAATAAACTACCAATAACAAGATTAGGTAAATTCTTCTCAAAAGACGATTTTGATATTAATATTCAAATGGGTCAGGAATACTTACATGGGGACTTAAACATGAAATTGGTCCTTTATCGTGTGGATAGAGGTAAAACTGAGACGGACGCAATTTATGCTGAGGTTGGAAAGGATGAAGTTAAATTTTTCCCTCCAATAGAATTTAATGCCTTAGTTAAGATTGATGAACCTAAAAATTCAACATATAAAAATGGTTTAGTTCGTTATAATGAACCGGGTAATTTAACATTATCGGTTTATATTAGACATTTAGAAGAATTAAAAATAGATATTAGATACGGTGATTACATTGGTTATGCTGATTCTGAAGACAAGATAAGATATTATACTGTGTCAAATGATGGTAAAGTTACATCGGACAATAAACATAAAATGTTTGGTTATAAACCTCATTACCGAACTATAACCTGTGTACCTACACAACAAGGGGAATTTAGAGGAGTATAATATGGGAATACCTAAAAGAAAAAACAATATTGATGTTTACGGTGGTAAGGAATATTACGAAGGTAAACAAATAGTAGAAAGGAGACAGGAGTTATTGGATAGGATTACCAAATCTGACTCGTATCTACCTGACTCTATTTTACATGACGATTTAGACGGAGGTATGCTTAGTTTTGTAAAGGAAAATTTTGTAGTTACCACCGACAGTAAAAAAATACCCGTAATTCCAAAAATCCTAACAATACAAAGATGGGGAGAGTTTTCAAATAATTGGGAGTTTTCCGATGACGATGGAAATGTTGAATTACCATTCATTGCGGTAATCAGAAAACCTGACGTACAGCCAGGTACAAATCCTGTAGTTCAAAGAACTATACCTGATAGAAGAACTTTTTATTATGCTTCAGTCCCAACATGGAATGGGACACAGTCGGGTGCAGACATTTACAAAATGCCACAACCCGTTGCAGTCGATATTACATTTGACGTTACTATTATATGTAATAAATTCAGGGATTTAAATAAATTCAGTAAGATTGTGATGCAAAAATTTTCATCAAGACAATCATACACAACGGTAAAAGGTCATTATATTCCTATTGTTTTGGATAGGGTTGAAGATAATACCCCAATGGAAACAGTAGACGGTCGTAGGTTCTATATTCAAAATTATACGTTCACCATGTTAGGTTTCTTAATTGATAGTGAAGAGTTTGAAGTAAAACCGGCAGTTAGTAGAATGTTTCTTTTAAATGAATTCATTCAAAATAAAGGATACCAAAAGAAATTTATCAATAAAACAATTGATATAACGGTAATCACTTTTCCAGGAGATGGTTTACAGACAACTTTTAGTGTTGGTGAAAGTATTGGATTTTTGTTTAATGTATCGGTTAACGGATTAATACAGGAAAGAGATGTTGATTATTATCACGTATCAACCACATCAAAAATAACATTTTCTGAGGCTCCTTACGAAGGTAGTCAAATCACAATAACATACTATAAGGGTAAAAACAACGTATGGGTTGATAACTATGGTAAACCTGTTCAATTAACTCATGAATCATTTGAGTATGATGGGTCTTCTTTAGTGTTTAATGTTAATAACACAATTGATAGTGTGGTTACTTTAGATATAAATGGTCTTGTTCAAGAGGAAGGTGTTGGGTTTGATATTAGTGGTCGAGATACTATAACATTGAATGGTGAACCATTGATTGGTGATAGAATTAATATTACATATCTATACTAATCGTCGCCGTATAAATCCCTTTTTTTAGGTTTACAGTAATCCTCAATCCATTTTTCTAAAACTTTATAGATTTTAAGTCCATTTTTATCACAATGGATTTTCAACATCTCGTGATGTTTTTCACTAATCTTTACGTTTTTCGTTTTGTTTTCTTCAGTCATAGATAAAAAAAGATAATTAAAGATAAATAACTATCTTATTTAAAAAAATTACGGAAATCTTTCATAAAAACAAAGATATTTATAGAATAACTAATAAAAATAATTAACCAAACATTAATCGATGGCAAATTCAAACAGAGTATTCGTTTCTCCAGGTGTCTACACATCAGAGAAAGATTTAACATTCGTGGCACAGAGCGTCGGGGTTACAACTTTGGGTTTAGTGGGTGAGACTTTAAAAGGTCCAGCATTTGAACCATTGTTGATAACAAATTTCGACGAATTTAGAACATATTTTGGTGGTACATCTCCTGCAAAAGACGAGGGAGGAAACCTAAAATATGAATTACCTTATGTGGCAAAATCTTATTTACAAGAATCAAACCAATTATTTGTAACCAGAATCTTAGGATTGACTGGATACAAACCATATAAATCATTCGGTATTAAATCCTTAGGTGGAGTAGTTGTAAACACCGGCGCAACACCAACGGAAGATACATCAATCATGGACCCGAGAACATTAACGGGAATGACTAACAGTTCATTCTACACACATTTAGATGGTGTAAATTCGTGGTCAGGGAACACAATTGCGGAGTATGTTCAATCACAACTTAGTGGTTACACTCCAACAAGTGGTAATAATGGTTATTGGTTTACAATAGGTTTAGTTCCTTCTGATGAATTGTCTTCATTAACTAGTTCAAAAGAAATTGACTCTCCTCTTACAGGTAATAAAACTGATGGTAACAGTAACGGAAAAGAGTGGTATAACACATGTTTCCATAAAACCGGAAGTACAGATTCAACAATTGTTTCAGTATATTCTTATCTTTTTGTTTATAACAACATAAACGGAGGATTTGATGTAAAGAGATTTACATATCCAGCATCATTAAATACTGACTTCGCAGATACGGTTGTGGCAGTTTTAAGATCAAGAGGTCGTTATAACGCTACTCAAGAATTGTTATTAGAAGTAACTAACAATAGTGACTTCGCTTTATCATTAAGTTCTAATTTTGACATAACAAGTAATCCATTATCAGAATTTGTTATTAACGTAACAGGTGATACCGACGGTGCTAAAAGTTTTACTTGTTCATTAGACACAACATCAACAAAATACATTAGTAAAGTTTTAGGTATTGGTGTTTTTGAAAAATCATATAGAGAATTTCCTCTTTATGTACATGAAGTTTATCCTAACTTATTAAAATCGGCTTTCGAAAGAGGTCAAATTAGAGGTTTAAGTTTAGACGAAGTATACAATCTAGAAGGAGATAATTTCTTAAGAGAGTGGGATACTACATTGTCACCAATGGTGGTTTCAGAAGTAAGAGGTGGTAAAGTTTCGGATTTATTCCAATTCCAAACTATTTCTGACGGTGACGCTGCAAATTTTGAAATTAAGATTACAATTCAAAACATTAACCTTGAAACGGGTGACTTTGATGTGTTAATCCGTGATTTCAACGATACCGATGAAAACATTGTTGTATTAGAGAAATTTTCAAGATGTTCAATGAACCCTGATTTACCAGGATATATTGGTAGAAAAGTTGGTACTTCTGATGGTGAATACGAATTACGTTCTAAAATTGTAACATTAGTTTTAGCGGATAATCATCCTGTAGACGCAATTCCTGCTGGTTTCAAAGGTTTTACAACTGAAACAAACTTCTCAGGTAAAACACAAGGAGGTATTGTTTACAAAACACAATATCAAGACGCTGGAGATGTTGTAAGATACAATTCAGATGGTTCTTCAATAATTGAAGCGGGTGACAAGATTAGAAAGGTAACTTTAGGTATGTCATCTCAAGTAGGTTATGATAGAGATTTATTGAAATTCAAAGGAACTGGTGCTGAAGAGTACACATATGGTTTCCACTTATCAAAAAATGCTGCAACTATCACAGGTGCAACACCAAGTGGATATATGTTTAAAACAACACCATACGACTTGGAAGGTCAAGCAGACGCAACAAATGGTATTACTAATAAATTATTAACGGTAGCAAATCGTAAATTCACGATGGCGGTTTGTGGTGGTTTTGACGGATGGGACATTTACAGAGGTGTTAGAACTTTTGGTGATGGTTTTATATTTGGAAAAACAACTTATGTAAGTGGTAACACTAGAAACAGTGGTGTTTTTGATGAGTATAACGGAAACTCAGATTACTATTCATACTTAGCAGGTATCAACACCTTTGCTAACCCTGAAGCGGTAGACATCAACGTATTTGCTACTCCAGGTATTAACTTCTACGACCAAAGTTCATTAGTTAATCAAGCAATTGACATGGTTGAAAACGATAGAGCGGATTCATTGTATATTATGAACTCACCTAACGTTACAGGAACAACTGCAGCAGAAGATGTGGTAGGTTTCTTAGATGATGCCGCTATCGACTCTAACTATTCAGCAACATATTGGCCTTGGATTCAAGTAAGAGACGTAGATAACGCAACTCAACTTTACATCCCACCAACAGGTGAAGTATTGAAGAATATCGCATTAACCGATAACGTATCATATCCTTGGTTCGCAGTCGCTGGTTATTCAAGAGGTTTAGTAAACGCTATCAAAGCGTCTAAAAAATTAACTTTAGACGAAAGAGATGAACTTTATAAAGCTAGAATTAACCCAATTGCAACATTCTCTGATACAGGTACTATTATTTGGGGTAACAAAACTCTTCAAGTTAGAGAATCTGCACTTGATAGAATCAACGTAAGAAGATTGTTATTAAGAGCAAGAAAATTGATTTCAGCAGTTGCGGTTAGATTGTTATTTGAACAAAACGACGAACAAGTAAGAAATGAATTCTTGAGATTGGTTAATCCAATTCTTGAATCAATTAAGAAAGAAAGAGGTTTATATGAGTTCCGTGTAACCGTATCAAATGATCCAGAAGATATTGATGCAAACACGTTAAGAGGTAAGATTTATATCAAACCTACTCGTTCTCTTGAATTTATTGATGTTGAGTTCATTATTACACCAACAGGAGCATCATTCGATAACGTTTAATCTCTGAAGGGATATATAAAAATGAGAAGGGAGGACTTTTGGTCCTCCTTTTTTATTTAAACACCTTTACAGGTAGAGTAGTAATGTTCCACGAGGAACCAATTTTTATAACAATTATACTTTTATATTTCACCCAGAATACTGGAACTAGATATACTAGTATTTATTATTATATTTTATATTAATTAAGA